AAACCCTAAGCATTGGGATGATACCATCGGATTGACCGTTTGTACCTTTGATGCGAGACTTATTACCTCTAATGTCATGGATATGCATACCGATACCACCAGCCCATTTAGAAATCTGTGCACACTCCGTGAGGGTTCCATAAATACCATTGATGGAGTCCTCTTTGTTAGCAATCAGGAAACAACTGGACATCTGGGGTCTAGGTGTACCCGCGTTGAATAGGGTGGGTGTCGCATGAATAAACATACCTTGTGACATCTTATCATACGTGTCCAATACTGCAGGGATATCATCACCATGAATACCGATGGATACCCGCATAAACATATATTGTGGGGTTTCCATCAGTATACCATCAAGGCGTTGGAGGTAACTCTTCTCGAGTGTCTTGAGTCCAAAATATCCAAAGTCAAAGTCCCTCTTGGTGATAATGTCATCCTTAACTCTACCAGCCACTTGAGAAATCTCGTCAGTTACGACACCAGCCTTAGCTAGCTTTTTCATTGCAGTGTGGAAATTATTGGGGCATACCTTCTGGATATTACTCGCGACGATACGTGTTGCCAGTGTTTCATAATCGGGGTCAGATGTAATCATACCAATACAAATTTCAGCTGAGAGAGTATCAATTTCTTGAACGCTAATGCCATCATAGAGAGATGATGCAACTTGTTGTGCAACCTTAGCGGAGTCACAATTTTCTGAGAGACCGTGTGTCAGATTCTTGATCCTATTGGTGATGTTATCAAATTTCATATCCTCAATACGACCTGAGCGCTTAACGACCCTCATTTAATTTTATTACTTGTTTTATTTTTAACTTACTTACGGCACTTCTCGAGATCACCACTTGTGACCTTCACCGTACCGACAGTTTCAAACTTACGATTGGGCTGGAGCAAGTAACTGTTCACGAAGAATGGCCCTTCTTGACCTGCTGGTGTTATGGGAGCATATGACCCAACGAAGCAGGTTGGTGGTTGACATGGGATTTGTTCAACATTTGTAGGTTTGCCATTGTATGCCTCGTCAAAATCAGCTATGTTTAACATTTAATATCTACAGAGTTTTTTTTTCCGAGGGTATATTAAATGTGTGACAACCTTCACCTTGACTCCCTCAAGCAGTGTGAGACTCCACTCAACACCCTGTTCTTTTCTGAGTTCAACCGAAATCTTCTCCAGCGTGGAATCCGTCAGGCGTTCAAAAATAAAACTGGTATCGCTATTGATCGTCAAAACTCAGATGATCTCTTTAGCCTTATGAGAGTTGTCTTCATAAACAACTCAGGTGATTCTTACTCTCGTGTGAATGAACAAGTTCGCTTTATGAATGGTCGCGTGATTGAAACAGCTCTCGGGCAAATTCAAACTGGAGTCTCTCAGTACATGTCCTACGTCCAAGATATTGATACAATCGCAGTCCCCCTCGCGCAACCCATTAACACGAGTACATATGGTAAAAAGCTTCCCAAGAATATGAAGATTGGTATCAATTAAAGTTTTGATTTCATATACTGGTAAGATGAGTGTAAGTTTGAACTTCTACAAAGACGAAACTGAGAAAGTGTGTAAATCTAAAGGTTGGGATCGTGCTGCAGTTGATACAGTATGGCTCCTCCTGACAGAAGAGTTTGGTGAACTCGCTTCAGCGATTCGTCAGTACAAGAAGACTTATAAGAAAATAGGTCTCAAGAAGGAGAGGGGTACAGATGTTATGATGGAAATGGGGGATGTGTTTAGTTATCTCTTCCAGTTGGCACATATGCTAAATGTGGATCTAGACATGATGTGGGAAGAGCATAAAACCAAGATGAAGACTAAAAAATATAATATGAACTAAAAGTAAATATGATGCTTACAGAAGAAGAAGCAATTGATAATGTCAATCCATTTGTCACTCATGATTTCTCCCTTCCAGGGAGTGTGAGACAAAGTGGTGGATATGATGATTTTACTGAAATTAGGTCTGAACCAGGTATCCAAGAACCCAAGAGAAGTGTCTATTGTGAGTATGGACTGTGTTCGGAATCTACGTCTGACCGTTCTTTATGTAGAGGTGTTCACCCACGTAGAAACATTGATACAGGCTTTACTAAACAAAAGAAGAGAGGTATCATTGAAAAAGTAACTGTTGGTGTTTCCAATCATCCAGAGTTTTCTGTGATCGGTGGTTCTCTGTGTGTCCTAGTTATTGCCCTGAGTGTATATTACGCAAGACGTTGAAGAAATATTCTAGTCTAGATTCATCTTCACATCGTTGAATAAGATCAGCGAGTGTATCCATACAAAACTTTTTAATAAATTCCCTCTGCCAAGCACTCTTACGATTAATCCAAGGTGGTTGAAAGGTGGGGTCCAAAATCTTAGACGTGTAAGCTGTGCGAATGTATGTGTGAATACTCTGTTTATCCGCAACGATATTCTCAAGTGTGAGTTCGGCCATTTTCTGACGAACCTCTAGGGTTTTTTCACACATCGTATCCAGGAACTTTTCATAAGGGATAGATTGACTCTTGGATTTGAGAACAGTCCAACTCGCAAGAGGCTTCGTGTGGATGTAGTCAACGTAAGTCTCATACCCCTTACCTCTAACAAAACGTTCATAAGTTATGGCTACGTAGTCCAGTTCAGATTCAACATCGTAGACGTGTTTCGCGGTTTTGAGAAAGGAAGTCATGTAGATAACCTAAGTCACTCTCTTTTAAGTATAAAATCAGATAAAGACGAGAGGCTCTGAATAAAAGAGTAAAACAATGTATTCGGCTATCGCCAACAACAGCTTTTCATACCTTCTGACTCTTGATGAGTTCAGGAAAGGATTCCCCGATGAGACGAGACCTTCTTGGATAAAGATTACAACGATCACGATGGTTTCAAAGTTTATTCAACAAATTGATATTAAAAGGCTTCGTTCCGTTTTTGAGAATTTGGAAACTTTCAAATTGAAACGATCCGGTACCAAAGGTAATGGTGGCTTTGAGTGGAAATTGAAGCCTACCACCTTCTACAACCAGGTAACACTCACGTACCATGACTCATACAGCACCAAGTCTGTCAAAGTGTTCCCCAACGGCTCTATCCAAGTGGCTGGCTGTTGTGATCTCTTTGACTGTAAGAGGATCATCACGCAGCTGATCTACATCTTCAAGACCTTTTTGGAAATGGAGAATCAAGTCCCCGTTGACTCTTTCCGGGTTGTCATGATCAACTCCAACTTCAGCCTCAACTACAACATCAATCTCATGAAGGTGGCTAAACACTTTGAGAATCACTCGGACATCTTTAAGGTTTCCTTCGAGCCGGACAGGTACAGTGCCGTGAAGATCAAGTTTCAACCGGCCCAGGATATGAAGGAGATTACTACGAGTATCTTCTCTACCGGTAAGATCATCATCACCGGAGCTGAGACCCTCAAAGAAATTGCTTTTGGATACAACATCATCAATCAACATATTAACGAGGAACCTCAGATTAGGGTCTCCCAGACTGAAGAGAAGGATGTATTTGATGTGTTCCTTGGTCACAAATGTGAACCAATGATTGAACATCTCAGGGGTAAGGGATTCCAATCCTGGATTCAAACGATCACGAATAGACAAATTAAATTTTAAATATATATAATAAGTAAATGTCTCGAGCTGCTGTTATAGGCGTAGTTGTTTTGATGATGTTGTGTTCTTCATCCTCGGTGGGAGCATTCTTTTTGACGGGTGATGACACCACCACAGGACCCACAGCACCCACAGGACCCACAGGTCCCACAGGTCCCACAGGTCCCACAGGTCCCACAGCACCCACAGGACCCACAGGACCCACAGCACCCACAGGTCCCACAGGTCCTGTGGTGGTGTCATCACCCGTCAAAAAGAATGCTGCCGCAAACGCAGCCGCTGACGCAGAACAGACACGCATCGCTTCACTTATAGCTGGTATGGTTGATTACGAAACCGTAGCATGTGAACAAGGTACGGATCCAAATGGTGACCCAGGTAACAAGTGGGAATGGGGGGATGATGATAAATTGAGATTATACCCCAATCCAGAAATTGCTTCCTCTTGGAAAAGTGATTGGAGCACTAACTACAAAACTATAAACTGCACAGGTATTGTGGTTGGTCCTGATAATGGGATGAATCCCGAAGCAGCTGCAAACGCAGCTAGAGCAGAACAGACACGCATAGATTCACTTAAAGCTGGTATGGTTGATTACGAAACCGTAGCATGTGAACAAGGTACGGATCCAAAGGGTGATCCAGGTAACAAGTGGGAATGGGGGCATGATGATAAATTGAGGTTATACCCCAATCCACAAATTGCCGACTCTTGGGTAAGTGATTGGAGAACTAACTACAAAACTATAAACTGCACAGGTATTGTGGTTGGTCCTGATAATGGGATGAATCCCGCAGTCGCTGCAGCAGAAGAGACACGCATCACTTCACTTAAAGCTAGTATGGTTGATTACGAAACCGTAGCATGTGAAGCAGGTACAGATCCAAAGGGTGACCCAGGTAACAAGTGGGAATGGGGTAATGATGATAGATTAAGGTTATACCCCAATCCAGAAATTGCTTCCTCTTGGGTAAGTGATTGGAGCACTAACTACAAAACTATAAACTGCACAGGTATTGTGGTTGGTCCTGATAATGTGATGAATCCCGCTGCAGCTGCAAACGCAGCTGCAGCAGAAGAGGCACGCATCGCTTTACAGAGATCCGGTATGGTTGATTACGAAACCGTAGCATGTGAACCGGGTACAGATCCAAAGGGTGATCCAGGTAACAAGTGGGAATGGGGGCACGATGATAAATTGAGGTTATACCCCAATCCACAAATTGCCGACTCTTGGGTAAGTGATTGGAGAACTAACTACAAAACTATACACTGCACAGGTATTGTGGTTGGTCCTGATAATGGGATGAATATGAATAACTATATATACAAAGAATCATGTGACGATTTGGGTGGAGGTATTCTTGTGAGACATGATAGTGGTAAGGATCTTGGTGATTGTAGAAATGCATGTGCGGAGGATGCAGGTTGTTTAGGATTTATTCATAAGGCTGATGTAGGATTCTGTCAACTCCATGATAATAACGACCCTTACGGTGTAGACGTATGTGATCAAGGGTATACGGTACACCGAAAATAATTTATAGTGTTCAAGTCATGAAAACACCTACTATTACAACTACCGCCTCCAAACATACGATAAATTTCTTAGAATCTGTTCCAGTGTGGAAATAATTTCTAATCATAAAGTAACAAAATGTCCCAGCGACTTGGAATGGCCGATGGACGATGCTTCACCATCAACTCTTCAGCGCAGCTTACCAACAACTATTTGATGGAACAAAATGGAATCAGCTTCGAGGACAACTACTCTTTCCGCCAGGCGCTCCAAAAGCAGGGTCCCGAGTTCCTCGACAAGCTTCAAGAGAACTCCCGTAAGAAATGTGATCCATGCAACACATACACCAACATGTCTAAGACGTACTAGGTGTGGTAAATTGCAATAAAAACTTTAAAATTGTACATTAGAATGTCACAATGTGCCATATGTCTCAATGAGGTAAGGTCAACAAGGACCAACCCACCCATCCGTTGTGGACATATGTTTCATTCCCACTGCATACAAGAGTGGAAAGATAAAGGTAAGAACACCTGCCCCGTTTGTAGAAAAGTATTTGATGTTTCTAAGTTTAAAGTTACATTGACAGTTCAGAACAATTACACAGCACAGTCCAATACTGTGTCATTGCAGAGTGAAGCTATTTTCAACATAATGGATGTTTTTGACATGTCTTTTGACGTTGAAGATACTATAGATTTAGACAGTCTTTTTTCGGACCTTGGGATGAGTCTTTCCGACCTTGATACCCTTGTCCTTGACACAGAATGAGCTACAGTAGTTTTCATAGTGTAGTCCAGGATAGTTCCTATCAGCTTTACGTGGGTCTGTGATAGACTTACCAGATGCATCAGTCAGAAGTGGCCCAGTGGCCCATCCCCTCTTGTGACTGAATACATTAGCTTTGAACGCGAGACGTTTATTGGGTGCAAACTTTCCAGCCCGCTTTACCCTTGAGAGTGGGACTTTGAAGAACTTTGCTACCGACTCTTGGGTGTCCCCAGGTTTAACACGATACTCAACAACTGAGTGTTGAACATAGAAGTGAAAATCTCCTTGACGAATGTAGTTTGTTGGTCTTCCAGGAGAGACAAACATCATGACTTTATAGTACCCCTTCTTACATTTCTCATTTGCTTTTGCACGGTAGATCTTTGTTGGGTTGTCAGAAATAACACGCTTTGGTAAACTGGTGCAGTGTGTATAGTTATGATATCCATTTGAAAGTCCGGAACGATCACCAGGAATAGATTTTTGCCAGCGATACGACTCATAGTCTCCCACAGCATACGCATAACAGTTATTGTTACCTATACCCGTAGACGTACCCCATTTTTTTTCTGTAAATTTCCTCTCAGAACCACTCACAGGGGGGGTTTTCATTTATAATATATACAGAAAAAAAATATCCGTATGTAATAAATGTTTAAGGAA